CAGATGCCGTAACCGAATGGAACCAAATCGCCAAAGAAACCAAGCCGAAAGGCTGATGTCCAAGATCCACCCGCCCAAGGAGGCAGAGTGAAAACAATTCTGGAAGCCATCGTGGGGTCCACCGTCCACGGAACGTCCGTGAATGACGGACTGGAGGATCTGGACCTCATGGCGGTAGTCATCGAGGACCAGGAAACCTTCTGTGGATTCAACCCCAAGAACGTCTGGACCCATCGCACCAAGCCCGAAGGGGTGCGCTCTGAAGCCGGTGACACCGACTGGGTAGGCTACGGGTTGCGGAAGTATCTGGGGCTGGTTCTCAAGGGCAACCCCTCCGCGCTACTCGCCCTCTATGTCCCCGCTGACAGCATCAAGAAGATCACCGAGGAAGGCGAGGGACTTCGCGCACTTGCACCCGCCATCGCCAGCAAAGCCGCCTACATGCCCTTCCGAGGCTACATGCGCCAGCAGCATGAACGCCTCTTGGGGCTGCGTGGTCAGAAGAATGTCACTCGCCCTGAATTGGTGAAAGCCTACGGCTATGACACGAAGTATGCGGGGCACATCATCCGGCTTGGATGCCAGGGTGCAGAGTTCCTTTCGACTGGGCGGATCACCCTTCCCATGCGAGAAGAAGAACGCGCCTTGGTGGTGAAGGTCCGAACTGGGGGCTTCACCCTGGCGGAAGCATCTGGGCTCATCAACCAAGCCGAGGTTCAGCTAGACGAAGCCTTCGCATCCTCGCCGTTGAAAGATGAACCTGACACCCAGGCGGTCGAAGCGTGGATGCTCCAGACCTATCTGAACCACTGGAACCGATAGCTTCTGTCCAGGAGCCCGACGATGGACCAAAAGCTGAAAGAACTCCTCGATCAACTGGCGGAACTCGACCCGCTCTATGAGCGGTATCGCCAGGGCGACCCCTCCGTCTGCTTTTTCAACCTGCGCCACAGCCTCGATTCCACGATGGCTGCTTTCCGTGCCCTCAAGGGCTGATGTCCAGCAGCCGCTGGAGGAAGGAACGACATGAAGATGCCGAAGCAGGGAGAGCGCATCCGGTTCAAAGTCGTCAGGGGAGGTGAAACCTCCTGGCACACCGGAAGGCTAATCCACCGCTCAGAATTACGCGCCGATGTATTCCAGTCCGAATGTGGGCGGTGGTTTGGAACTGCCTTGGTGTTTGACTGGCACCCCCTCTAGTCCACCAATGTCCAGGAGCACCCACCTTGCTTGAAACCCTCTTCCCCTACCAGAACACCGGAGCAGCCTGGCTGGCGCCACGCTCTCAGGCTCTTCTGGCCGACGAGATGGGTCTTGGGAAGTCTGCCCAGGCGATCCAAGCCTGCGACATCACGGGCGCCCAGGACATCCTCGTCATCTGCCCCGCCAGTGTGCGGGTGAACTGGGAGCGTGAGTTTGAGAAGTTCAGCCCCATGGATCGACCGTGCTCAGTCATATTTTCAGGGTCTGATCCGGTTCCTACGCACGGCGTGGTGATCATCAGCTATGACCTGGCGGTGAAGCTGGCGCACAAGCTGAAGGCCCGTGTCTGGGACGTGGAAATCCTGGACGAGGCCCATTACCTAAAAGAGCGCACCGCCGACCGCACCAAGGCGATCTACGGGCGTGGCGCCAAGTTCCCCGGCATCCAGGCCAAGCACATCTGGCGCCTTTCCGGGACGCCGGCCCCCAATAATGCGAGTGAGCTGTGGACCCAGCTCAAGTCGGCTGGCCTGACCACCGACTCCTACTGGGACTTCACGTTCCGCTACTGCGCTGGGTTCGATTCCAACTACGGATACAAGATCACCGGCCACAAGAACGTCGAGGAACTGAAAGGTCTGCTGAACCAGTTCATGCTGCGTCGCACCAAGGAGGAAGTCTTGACCGATCTACCGCCCATCTTCTACCAGCAGGTGACCGTCGATCGCTCGGCGGTGGAGCTGGACCCCTACTTCTATGAGCAGTGGTGCTCCATTGGCCAGCCTCAGTTCCTGGAGAACCTGAAGATCGCCGACACCACGCTTCGGGCCGCCCTGGAGCAGGTGAGCGGTGGCAGCCAGAAGACCCCCAACGAGTGCCGCCTGGGTGTCCTGGAGGCCATGGCCCCAGCGATGGTGACGCTTCGCCGCTACATCGGCATGGCGAAGCTGCCGGCCGTCTGCGACATCCTCATCGAGGAGCTGAAGAACGATCCGAAATTGAAGCTGGTTGTTTTCGCCGTCCACCAGACCGTCATTGAGGACGCCCGTCTGCGCCTGGCCAAGTTCCATCCGGTCACCCTCTATGGTGGGACGCCAGCCATCAAGCGTCAGAAGAACATCGACCGCTTCATGAACGACCCCGCCTGCCGGGTGTTCGTGGGCAACGTCCAGGCCGCGGGTGTGGGCATCACGCTGACCGTGGCCAACGAGGTGGTGTTCCTGGAGCAGTCCTGGGTGCCGGCCGACAACGCCCAGGCCGCCATGCGCTGCCATCGCATCGGCCAGACGAGGCCCGTGCGGGTCCGGATCTTCAGCCTCCACAAGAGCGTGGACGAACAGGTCCAGCAGACCCTTCTCCGCAAGAGCCGAGAGCTCACCAAGCTCGACCTGTGACTTTTTTCACTTTCGTGTTGCGATCGTCGCAACATGACCGTAAGCTAACAACACACAACCAGGAGCAACGCCAATGAGCGTGACCATCACCATCGACCTCGGCAACATCACCCGACCGGAAGTGCTTGCGGTCCAGAAGCTCCTGACGGACTTCGACTCACTGGCCATGCAGGAGCGCATCTCGAATGGCGACTTCACCGACGAGACCATCGAAGCCGCTGCGCTTCGCCTGGCCGGCAAGGAGGCCGAGCGCCGGCCGATCCGGAGCCAGCTTCCCGTGGCTGTGGACCTGTCCGCGCCGGGTCGGGTGGACGAGAAGGAGGAGACCCCCACCAACGACGCAGCCACCGACGCCGCCATGGACCTGGTGCAGGAGAAGGCCCCGGCCAATGGGCCCGAGACACCCAAGGCCAAGCGCGGCCGCCCGAAGAAGGAGGTGGCCGCCGAGCAGGTGGACCCTACACAGGCCCCGGAGACCAGCCCTGCCTCTTCTGCGGCACCCGAGCCGGAGGCCGTTGCCATCGCCCCGAGCCTGGACACCCTCCGCTCGGCTTTGATGGCCTACACGGACAAGCGTGACGTGGAAGCAGGCATGAACCTGCTGCATGAATTCGGCGTCAACCGGGTCAGCGAACTGACGGGCCTGGCTGCGGGGAAGCAGGTTGAGTTCCTTTCCAAGTGCGAGGTGTAGTCATGGCGACTCGTAAACCCAAGGCCAAGACCCAGGCCAAGACCCAGGCCGATGCCAAGCCGGATGCAGGCACCAACGTCCACGACATGAGCATCAGTAACTGCGTTTTCAACAACGCTGCCGGCGCCAATGCGAACACTACGGAGGCCATCAAAGCTCTCGCTGAGGCATCCAGCCGCCATGCGGACGCTCTCATCGCCATGGCGCAATCCTTGAGGGGAACGCAGGCGCATGTCGGAGCGTCGATCCTTCTCGGCGGGGACGCCCATGCCTGAACTCCACGCCAAGCTCTCTCCCTCGGCTGCAGAGAGGTGGTGCGTCTGTCCTGGCTCGGTCGTCCTCAGCGATGGCCTGCCTGAGCGGACCAGCGCCTTCGCTGAAGAAGGCACTGAGGCCCACTGGGTGGCCGAGCAGATCCTGAACCGTCGCCCGGTCAAGGCCGACCCCAACATGCTCCAGTTCGTCCAGACCTACACCGACTACGTGGAGGAGCTCTACCGTGAAGGCGAGGTCAAGCTGATCGAGCAGAAGGTGGAGGCCGTCGATGGCTGCTGGGGCACGGCTGACGCCATCGTCTGGCAGCCCGCCACAGCCACGCTCCACATCGTGGACCTGAAGTATGGCGCCGGCGTGGGCGTGGAGGTCTCCAACAACCTCCAGCTCAAGATCTACGCCCTGGCCGCCCTGCGAACCACGAAGTTCAAGGCCAAGACCGTGGTCGCCACCATCGTCCAGCCCCGCTTCCCCCACCCCGATGGCCCCATCCGGTCGAAGGAATACGACGTGGTGGACCTGATCGACTTCCATGCGGATCTGATGGACGCCGTGAAGCGGGTTGAACTGGCGCGGTTGCACTCGAAGCCAGGTGCCGTGTTCGTTGTCCCGGATCCCTCCTGGACCTGGTATGACGAATACCTCCACCCCTCCGAGAAGGGCTGCCGCTGGTGCCTGGCCGCCCCCACCTGCCCCAAGCTGAAGACCAAGAGCCAGGAACTGGCCAAGCAGGTGTTTGCGGCCGGAGTCCAATACTCCCCCGAAGCCCTGGCCCACACTCTCGACATGCTCCCGGTCCTCGAAGGCTGGATCAAGAACGTCCGGGAGTTCGCCTACGAGGAAGCCGAGAAGGGTAACGCGATCCCCGGCTACAAGCTGGTGGAGAAGCGGGCCACCCGGAAGTGGCGCGACGAGTCTGCGGCGGTGATGGCCCTGGATGGCGCTGGCATCGACCCCTACGAGAAGAAGATCATCTCCCCCGCCGTGGCTGAGAAGGCTCTGGGCAAGGCCGACAGGGCCCTGCTGGACGAGCTCACGGTCAAGGAATCCTCGGGCCACACCCTGGTCCACGACTCAGACAAGCGTGATGCCGTCCGCATCGACGCGAAAGCAGCATTCACCCCCGCCGGCTGACGGTATCAGTCAGTTCCACAACCACCTACAGGAGTCTGGTCACATGACCGACAAGTTCCTCACCCCCGAGTTCCGCGCCACGTTCATCAGCGTGTTGCGCCCGTCCGCTGGCAAGAACCAGGACGGCACCCCTGGCACCCTGAAGTATTCCATCCGGGCCGCCTTCCCTCCCACCGCCGACCTCACGGTCATGCAGAACCAGGCCAAGGCGGCCGCCTTCGAGAAGTGGGGCGACAAGGTGCCCAAGACCATCCGGTCCCCCTTCCGCACCAACGAGGAGCTGGACAACCCGGTCCCCGGCATCGGCGATGACTGGACCATCGTCACCTTCTCCTGCAACGCCGACAAGGCCAAGCCGGGTCTGGTGGATGCCCAGGTCAACGACATCATCGACGAGTCCGAGGTCTACTCGGGCGCCTGGTTCCGAGTCCAGACCCGCGCCTTTGCGTATGACAAGGCCGGCAACAAGGGCGTGGCCTTCGATCTGCAGAACGTGCAGAAGCTGAAGGACGATGACGCCATCGGCGGTGGCAGGACGCCTGCCAACAAGGCTTTCGAGCCGGTTGGTGGCGGGGCCCCGAAGAAGGACATCTTCGGCTAGAGGTAGTGTTCCGATTTTCCCAACACCATTGGCCCGAGAGATCGGGCCTTTGGGGTAGAGGAAGCCATATGCCAAGAGGAAGTCTTGAATACAGGTTCTGGTTGAAGGTCGATAAGGAAGGCCAAGATGGTTGTTGGCTGTGGACTGGCTGCAAGACCAAGGGCAGGCACGGCGGTTATGGCCAGATTGGCGTATCCGGGAAGCTGCTTCGCGCCCATCGCGTGTCATGGGAGTTGGCTAACGGCCCGCTTCCCCCGGGGGTGTTCCTGGACCACGTTTGCAACAACAGGTCCTGCGTAAATCCGGGTCATCTTCGACAGGCTTCTTTGGCCGACAACAACTGCAACAGGAAAATGCACCGGAATAATTCGTGCGGTCTGAAGGGCGTTTACTTCGACAAGCCCGCCAAGCGCTGGCGAGCCAGGATACGGCGCCACGGTGTCTCATACCATTTGGGGCGTTTCGATTCACCCGAGTTGGCACATGAAGCCTACTGCAAAGCCGCAGCTAGCCTGCATGGGCGCTTTGCTAATTTTGGAAGCCCCAACCCATGACCATCCTCCACATCGACTTTGAGTCCTACAGCGCCTGCGACCTGAAGACCGCCGGCCTGGCCAACTACGCAGCCGACCCCAGCACGGGCGTCCACTGCCTGGCGTATGCGTTTGACGATGAGCCTGTGCAGGTGATGGATTCGCACTGCTTCTGGACGCCGTTCAACGATGACATCCACGCCCGTGTCATCGAACACGTCGAGGCAGGTGGCCTCGTCTACGCCCACAACGTCGCCTTCGAGCTGGCCATCTGGAACAGCGTGATGGTCGAGCACTACGAATGGCCCGAGTTGAAGCCAGAGCAGTGCCGCTGCACCATGAACATGGCCTACGCCATGGCCCTGCCGGGCGCTCTGGAGAACGCAGCCCCAGCACTCGGTATCGCCCAGCGGAAGGACGCCGCCGGCAAGCGCATCATGCTTCAGCTCTGCAAACCCAAACCCGATGGAACCTTCTGGAGATACGAGGATGACCCGGCCAAGTTCGAGGCGCTCTATTCGTATTGCAAAACCGATGTGGAGGTGGAGCGGGCACTTCACGCTCGACTCCGTGAGCTTGACCCTTCGGAGCAACGCCTGTGGAACCTGGACTACAAGATCAACAACCACGGCCTTCTCGTTGACCTTCTGGCCATCGACAAAGCCATCGCCCTCGTAGCCTCCGAGAAGAAGCGCCTCGACGCCGAGATGTTGCGCACCACGGGGGGCGTGGTGGGTTCCTGCACCGAGGTCCAGCTTCTGGTGAAGTGGATCCGCGCCCAGGGCGTGGAGGTCAAGGGCGTGGCCAAGGCTGACGTGCTCGACGCCCTGGATGGCGACCTCCCGGCCAACGTGCGCCGGGCCCTGGAGCTGCGGAAGGAAGCGGCCAAGAGCTCGACTGCCAAGCTCATCGCCATGAAGGAGAGGGCCTCGAAGGATGGCCGGGTCCGCGGCTGCCACCAGTTCCACGGCGCCAGCACCGGCAGGTGGGCGGGGCGTGGAATTCAGGTCCAAAATTTTCCGAGGCCCCGCCCCACCACCAAGGCTGCGGACGTGGAGAAGATGATCGCCCTGTTCTCCAAGCCTGATCAGCTCGACATGCTCTACGGCCCCACCATGGACGCCCTGGCCGACTGCCTGCGCGGCATGATCGCAGCCCCGCCCGGCAAGGAGCTCATCGCCGTGGACTTCAGCGCCATTGAGGCCCGGGTCGCAGCGTGGCTGGCCGGTCAGGAGTCGGTGTTGGAGATCTTCCGCACTCACGGCAAGATCTACGAACATGCCGCGGCCGGCATTTACAACTGCAAGATCGAGGACATCGGGAAGCACGACCCCCGACGGCAGGTAGGTAAGGTCGCCATCCTCGCTCTCGGCTACGGCGGGGGCGTCGGCGCCTTCCAGTCCATGGCCAAGAACTACAACGTTCGCATCTCCGATGACGAGGCCGAGCAGATCAAGCAGGCATGGCGGGCCACCAACCCCAGCATCACCTCCTACTGGTATGCCCTGGAGGCCGCGGCCATGGACGCCGTGACCGAGGGTGGTATCCACAGCGTTGGCCCCGTCGGCCGCCAGGTCCACTTCAAGAAGGATGGGTCGTTCCTGTGGTGCAAGCTCCCTTCCGGGAGACTTCTCTGCTACCCCTACCCCGAGATCCGAACGGTCACCACCCCCTGGGGATCTGAGCGTGACGCACTCACCTTCATGTCGGTGGTCGCCAGCGGCCAGAAGCTGAAGGCCATCCCGGACGCCAACGAGAGTGGAACTTGGAAACGAGTCTCAACATTTGGAGGGTCGGTTTTTGAAAATCTGGTGCAAGCGGTGGCCCGAGATTTACTTGCGGAAGCACTGTTGCGATTCGACCAACACGGTGCGACCATAACCGCCCACGTTCACGATGAGCTGGTCATCGAGATTGACCAGAACGCCGGCCCCGATGTCCTGAAGAAGTGTGAGGCGCTGATGGCTGAAGTTCCTGCTTGGGCCCCTGGACTCCCATTGGCCGCCGAAGGTTGGCGTGGACCGAGGTATAGGAAATGAGCACTCTTCCCGAAGCTCTCTCCCTGGCCAGCCAAGGCTTCCACCTGTTCCCTCTGCTCTGCAACTCCAAGGACACGCCCCTCATTAAGGACTTCCCCAACAAGGCCAGCCGGGATCCGGAGCAGATCCGGGTCTGGTTCGAGGGGCACAACCACAACATCGGCATCAGCACCTCCAGGTTTGGTGAGAACCAGGCCCTGGTCGTGGTTGACGTGGACACCAAGAAAGGAAAGCGCGGTGATCAATCCATCCTCGAACTCGAATTTGCTGGTTGTGACCTTCCCGTCACCCTGGAACAGCAGACCCCATCTGGTGGCCGACACATCATCTACGTGGCTGACGCAGCCTGCAAGCAGGGAACGGATGTGCTGGGCAATGGCCTCGACATACGATCGAAGGGGGGCTATATCCTCGGCCCCGGCAGCTCCATCGACGGGAAGCCCTACCAGCAAATCAACGGCCACGGAACGCTGGCTCCCTGCCCTGCTTGGCTTATTGACCGTCTGGGTGTTGATCGCCGCGATCGGTCTGCTACTCGGGAGCCTTTGGCAGGTGTTGACCTGGATCGGGCAAAGGAGCGGGCGGTAGGCTACCTGGACTTCGCTCCTGCGGCCGTGGAAGGTGAAGGTGGCGACTCCACCACCTACCGGGTGGCCTGCAAGCTGAAGGACCTGGGATGCCACGAGGTCATGGCTCTGGAGCTGATGGCCGGCGAGTGGAACGAGCGCTGCTCCCCGCCCTGGTCTGACGATGACCTGGCCGAGAAGGTCCACAACGCCTTCCGCTATGGCGCCGAAGCTCCTGGGGTCTCAGCCCCCGAAGCGATCTTCCCTCCCGTGCCCCAGCCCGACCAGGCCAACGGCGACCCGGAACCCAAGAAGCACCCGGTGGCTGCATTAAACGATGAATATGCATTCATCAAGCAGGGCGCCTTCGTTCTCCATGAGACCACCGATGAGAAGGGCAACTACGCCACGCAGCACATGAGCATCGCCGAGTTCCATGCGTGGTTCGCAAACCAACCCTTCACCGTGGGCAACGATACCAAGCCCCTGTCCAAGTGGTGGATGACCCGAGCCGACCGCCGGCAGTATGAGGGCGTGGTGTTCAGCCCGGAGCGTGACCGTGGGCCCCGCTGGTTCAATCTATGGCGTGGGTTCAGGGTCGAGCCTGCCGAGAAGGCCAGCCACGCCAGCCTCGACGCCTTCCTCGAACACGCCCGGGTCAACGTCTGCGGCAACGACCCGGAGCTCTTCAAGTATCTGATGGGCTACTTCGCCCACCTCATCCAACGGCCATACGAGAAGCCCCTTGTGGCTCTCGTCTTCAAGGGAGGCAAGGGTGTCGGTAAAAACGCGCTTGTGGAGAGAGTGGGGGCCCTTCTGGGTTCGCATTTCCTCGTCGCGGACGACGACCGTTATCTGCTGGGGAACTTCAACTCCCATCTGGAATCGAACCTTTTCTTTGTGCTGGACGAGGCTGCATGGGCGGGCGACAAGCGGGCCGAAGGCAAGCTCAAAGGTCTGATCACCGGCCTGCAGCACAACATCGAAAGGAAGGGCAAGGAACCCTACGCCATCGACAACCTGACACGCGTGGCCATCATCGGTAATGAGGACTGGCTAGTGCCGGCGACCACCGATGAACGGCGCTTTGCGGTTTTCAATGTGGGCGATGGGCGCAAGCAGGACCGCAAGTTCTTCGAGGACATGCGGGTGGGGATGGAACAGGGAGGCTATGCCCACCTGCTGCGCTACCTGCTGGACTTCGACCTCAGCCAGGTGGACGTGAACGACGCTCCGAAGACTGACGCCCTGACCGAGCAGAAGGTGAAGAATCTCGGGTCCATGGCCGAGTGGTGGCTGGACTGCCTGCAGTCTGACCAGATCGCAGGAGGGGACTTCGGCGGGGAGATCCCCGAGCGTGTCGCCACCAACCGACTCCGGGACGCCTACACCCGCTGGGCCCGGGGCCGCAACATCCGGAGCCGCCTGGAGAACGAGACCGTCTTTGGAAACATGCTGAAGCGCATGGCCAAGAGCATCACCAAGAAGAAGCGGAACAAGGGCAAGGTCGAGCCCGGAGACACGACCAACGACTACGCACTGCCCTCCCTTGAAACCCTGCGCTCCGACTTCGAGCGCTACATCGAAGGAGCCATCCAATGGCCAACGGAATGAACCTGCGCCCCAAGGAGGCCGCGGCCCGGCTGAACGTGACGGTCGGCCACCTGGCCAACATGAGAGTGAAGGGGAACGGCCCCCGCTTCATCAAGTGGGGCCGGCTGATCCTCTACCCCCTGGTGGAGCTGGAAGCCTGGGAGAAGAAGCACCTCCACACCTCGGTCCACGTCCCGGCGAAGGGGTAGAATTTGCGACCCATACGCGACCCAGCCACATGACACGCCAAGTCCTATGCCGTAAAAATCCAGGAGCCACCTATATGGTGGCTCCCTTCTTTCTGGTGGTCCCTCCCGGACTCGAACCGGGGACCCTCTGATTAAGAGTGAGGGTTGACAACATCACTGTTGCTCATTACACTTCATCTTGACTGATGAACCAGTCACTTAGGATGAGGCCGGATATGCCAAGTTCATCGACCGCTGCGACCCAGGTGCGACCCAGGGAACTGACCGAGGCCAACATCAAGACCGCCCAGCCCGGTGACGTGCTGTGGGACGAGAAGATCGACGGCTTGCACCTCCGGGTCCGAGCCACCCGTAAGAGCTTCCATCTCTACTACCGGACCAAGGCCGGGGTGGAGCGACGGCCCAAGCTGGGCGACCACGGCTCCATCACCCTGGCCCAGGCCCGGAAGCTGGCTGGCGAGATGTGGTTGGAGATCGGCGCCGGCAAGGACCCGAGCCAGGCGAGGAAGGAGGCCAAGGCCGAGAAGACCCTGACTGAACTCTGGGAGGAGTTCTGGAAGCGCCGGGCCATCAAGAAGAAGACCAGCAGCGAGGACGCCCGGCTGTGGGCGAAGTTCCTAGAGCCCTGGGCGGGCGGGCAGAAGCTGTCGTCCATCGACTACACCATGGCCGCGGATCTTCATGAAGGCGTGACCGAGGAGAGCGGCCCCATCCAGGCGAATCGGGTGCTGGCCCTCCTGTCGGCCATGTTCAACTTCGGGGTGAAGCCCCTGGAGTGGATCGTCAAGAACCCAGCCGAGGGCGTGGAGCGCAACAAGGAGACCAAGCGCCGACGCTACATGACCCTGGACGAGGCGCTGGCCATCTCTGCCGCCCTGGCAAAGAGGGAAGGCGCCCATCCTGCCAGCGTGGCCTTCATCTACCTGCTGATCCTGACCGGGGCCCGGAAGGGCGAGATCGCCAAGGCCACCTGGAGCCAGGTGGTCGGGAACAAGCTGATCCTGTCCGAGCACAAGACCGATGGCGGGGGCGAGGACCGGGTGATCCACCTACCGCCTGTGGCCATGGCCGTGCTCAACGCCCTGCCCAAGGTGGATGGCGGGACGATCACGGGCCTAGCCTCGCCCAAGAAGCTGTGGGAGGCCGTGCGGGTGGAGGCTGGCTGCCCCGACCTACGGCTCCATGACCTTCGCCACAGCTTTGCCTCGGCCGCCATCAGCGCCGGCCTGACCCTCCCCCAGATCGGGGAGCTCCTCGGGCACAGCTCGACGCAAACGACCAAGCGCTACAGCCACCTCATGGACGAGGCAGCAGCCTTGGCGGCCGGGTCCATCGCAGATCGCATCATGGGCCAAATGACTATCGGCGCTCTGCCAACGCCCTGAACCGGGCCCGATCTTCCTGGTCATGGTTGGCCTGCCAGTTCTCCAGCTTGGTGATCTGCTCCTTCATGGCCTTGGCGTCTGCCTGGTAGACCGCCAGGGAAACCCGGATGTCGATGAGCAGGCCGATAGTGGCAACTATCCCCGCTCCTACCAAGCCGAGAGCCCACTTCAGGATGGTGTCGGAAGCCCGCTGGAACTTAGGCTCGGTGGTCATTTGGCCCCCGGGGTAGGTGTGGAGTTGTAGAGCATCTGGTCCTTCCGGCTGGAGCTGGAGCTGGACCCGAAGTAGTAGTTGAGGACCTGGGTGGACCCTGCAGCCAGGGCGCCGAGGAGGATCAGCAGCGCTTCGCCGCCATCCTTCTTCACCCCGAACTTGAGCAGGATCCCCAGGATGGTGAAGAAGCCGAGGGTGTAGACCACGGCCAGGGCCTTGGGCGCCCAGTCCCGCACCTGGATCTCCCTGTTCCTGGCGCTGTCCCGGTCCTTGAACTCCAGCTCGGCCAGGGCCTCAGCGTCCTTGTAGCCCATGGCGGCCATCTGGATGGCGAAGTCCTGCTCGGCCTTCTTCAGCGCCAGGATGTGGTCCGCATCCAGGGTTCCCGTCTTGATGGCATCCTGGATCGACTCCGGGGATGCATCCTTGATCCCCAGGGCGCCGCCGATGAGAGCGCCGGCTGCCCCGCCGAGAGGCCCGCCCAACGCCGTGCCCAGCATTGGAGCGACCTTGGCGATCCAGGGTTTTACGTCCGACCAGTTCATGGCTTCTCCTCTGCACGTTTCAGCCAGCCTTTCAGGAACCTGATGGACTCAGGACGGTGGGCGACGATGGCCTTGTAGTGCTCGGCGCTCTCGTAGCAGAGGACGTTGAGCATGTGTTCTGGAGTGACGGCATTGGTGGACGCCAGCGTCTTGGGGCCCAGCTTGCCGTCCACTTCGAGGAAGGCGCCAAGCGTGTTGAGCCCGTCCTGAAGCAATCGAACAGCCGAGCGAACTCCCATGTTGACGCCCATGTCGAACAGCTTGGTGGCCACCCTCTGATCGTCCACGCCACCCCAGATCCAGTAGCCGTCCTTGTAAATCTGCGCCACCTTCTCAGGCGTGATGGCCATGAGCTCCTCGGCATCCTGGATCCCGTAGCGCTTGGCGGTCTCCAGGGTGATGCCGTAGTTGGTGGCCCCGCCCGGGTCGGCCGAGTCGAAGGACCACTTGCCCTCATGGGCCAGGACGTAGGGGAGAGCCAGGTCGAAGGAGGCCACGGGCGTCACCCGAGCGCCAAGTCGATGCGCTTTTTGACGTAGGTGGCCCAGAGGGTCGAGCCTGCCAGGTTGGGGTGCTTGTCATCGGCCATGAGGGAACCGGGGAATCCGGCATCCATGAAGACCTTGTAGATATCCATGACCTCAAGGGCCTGGGTGGATCGGAAGCCAAGGAGATCCAGCCGCCTGCGAGCATGGACCCTCGCAAGCAGATTCGCGGAGGTCTCCGGGTTCTGCGTCATGCCAACGATTGCGGCATGCGGCAGCTTGGTCTTCACCGAATCGGTCCATGTCTTGTAGAGGGCACCCCATGGTGCGCTGGTGATGTATGCCTCGTTGTGGGAGTCGGACAGGAAGCAAACCGACTGGCCGAAGTTGGGCACCATCTTGGGGAGCCGGGTTGCGTTGTTGAGATAGGTAATGTTGGCCCCAGGGTGGGAGCCGTTGACGATGGTCAGAATCGGGGCACCAGAAATCGCCTGGGCGGTTCCGAAGGCCGCAGGAGACCAAAGATCGGGGAGCCTCGGCACAAGAGAGGGGCCATTGTCCCCGTCACGAACATCCACCGCGTAAATCTTGATGCCGGTGGCGGGGGAATTGTAGATGCCCCCAAGCCAGTATCCGTTGGTGGGCAGGGGGTTGTTCACTGTGACAACGCCAGCCGTGGTCACGGTGGTCCCAAGCTGAACCCATGTAAACCCATCGTCACTGGTATAGAACTTCGCCACGCGGTTCCCACTACCATCGTTGGGGTTGAACAGCACCCGAACCCACTTGATGGCGTTGGCCGCTAGACCCGTGGCGATGGTGCTGACCATCGAGGTGATGCCCGTTCCCGTGCTTGACCACGAGATTCCTAGTGCCCCACCTGCGTTGAGGATGAACCTCCAGCCAAGGTTGGGGGCAGAGCCACCGTCTAGTGAGACCAGATTCTTGATCCCAGCAGGCGCCCAGGTTGTAGCGGAAAGCCTAACCCGAGCGTCGATGATGCTGGAGGTAGTGGAGGGTCCAACAGCCGTAGCGGGATCGGTTTGGCTGGCGTAAGTCCCAGAGTCGCAGTCCAGATAACGCTCTCCAGCCGCTCCCAGTTGAAGCCTGGTGGTCCCACCGTAGGTCTGCGTGGCGTCATCCCACAGGATGTGGTCCACAGTAAAAGCAGGATTGGACGCCGCGAGCTGCTGGGCCAGCAGGTAGGGCCAGTCGGTCGTGTCGTTTCCGGTGCTGTCCCCAAGAATCTGGATGCCAGTGGTCAGGCCCTCATTCAGCGCAGTCTTGAGGGCGAACAAGGGGCCATTGGACCCTTCGGGGATGCTGTTGGCTTTCCTCCCGAGAGTGTTGGCTGCGTAGTTCAGAGCGGGGTTGAACCCGATGTAGCCCGCGCCCTTCGTCGCATCGGAAACATCTGCGAGGGACGTGAGCAAAGTGGCCTCCGAACTGGGAACGCCCATCAGCTTGTTGCCTACACGGCCAAGCACTTCACCATCTGCGGGCAAGGTTACGGGGAGAGGGGTGGAGGTGTCGCAGGGGGACAGCATCAGCGCCCGGTCCAGCTCCTCCTGCTGCTGCTGGTTCTGCATCGTCAGCAGATCCAGCGCCTTTTCGTGGGACGCCGCAGGGAATGGATCGTTCTCGACGTAGTGGGTTTCCTGCGTCTGAGGCACGTTCCGCAAAATGGAGATGTCGTAGGCGGAAGTGTAGGCCACCGCCGTGGTGATCGACCCGCCAAGCGGATCGGCAGCACCGGATACGGTGTAGCCGGAGTTCAGCACCAGCAGGGTTTCCACCGCAGGGCTGACCGAGTTGTCGGTGAGCCACACCTGCAGGTGGGTGCTGTCCAGGAAATAGAACGGGACGGTGAAGGTCTTGGTGGACCCGTTCCCGGTGTAGTCGGCCCGATAGGCGGTGTTCTGGACGGTCATGGCTTTCTCCATGGGGGTCCAGGCTTATCCGCTCAGGGGCCTGCTGTTGCGATTATAGGTCGGTGATGCCTATTGCTCAACGCTTGTGGGGCTTTGCGATGCGATTTTCCAGGGCCGCCACGATGCGATCCACTTCCTTCTGGCGCTGCTCGGGTGGCAGGGCCTTGGCCTCCCCGTATTTGCGAGTCTCAGAGAGCACGGTGTTGAAGACCAGGGCCTGCTGCATATCGGACATGCGGTCCCAGTCAGGGCCATTCACGATCTCGGTGAGCACCTGGTGGGCCAGGGTTCCAGCCTCCAAGGCGTAAACATCCCGCTGCTCGGGGGTCAGTTGGACACGGCCGATGTCGCGCTGGCCCGCAGCCTGGATCTGAATTTCCTTGGGCGCCTTGGCCGCGCTCACAGCCAAGCCGGGGATGTCGGCCAGGCGTCCGGCTTCGATCAGCACCTTGTCGGTGGACTGCTCCTTGGTGGTGATGGGGCCGATGCCACCGAGGCGATCCGGTTCAGGGATGGGCTGGCCGAAGGGGTCGCGCTGCGGCATCAGGTTTTCCCGAAGGCCGGGGATGCGGCTCTGAACGGCCTCCAAAATGCTGGTGACCTCCCGCTTGTAGGGGTCCATCAAGGCGGCCGTCTGGGATGCGAGAGCCGGGACCGTGGCGCCGGCCACCAGGTTCTGGATGAAGCGCTCCCCCTTCTTGTCGGGCTGGGAGATGGCGTCCACCACCTGGGTCAGACCCTGCAGGAAGGTCTGGTTGGTGATGCCGTTGGAGAAGGCCATGGTGAGGATCTTGGGCACCTTGTCCCGCTCGTCCGGGTTCATGTGCTTCCACGCCTCGGCCATGTCCGCAGCCATGCCGACGAGGGTTCCGAAAGGCTGGATGCGCTGATACGAATACCAGGTGTTGCCGATCTTCATAGAGTAGGGCTGCCACCCGGGCGCCATCACCCGGCGCTTGTTGGGGTCGGGGTCACCGCCACCGGAGATGTGGCCGTCGAAGGCCATGGACATGCCGAGGGTCGCCATGGCGGATCCGATCGCCAACTCGGCCAGGGCCTTGGTCTGGGCTGGGCCGCCAGCCTGATAGTCGGCCCGCCACTTCTCGCTCAAGGGAGCAGCCGGGGAAATCCGGATCATCTCCTTGAAGATGTTGGCCGGCGTCATGCGGAACGGGAACATCCACTCCAGATGACCGGCCTTCACCAGAGCATTGAACTTCTGGCCCACCTCGTTCAGCGGGGACTTGAAGGTCATGCGCCGGGCGAAGTCCTCGATCTGATTGATGGCCTTCTCTGGAGGGTTGTTGGCGAACTGCGCAGCGTGTTCGTAGAACTCTCGGGTGCCGAAGGTGAGACCCGCTTCAGAGGCGCTCTTGGCACCGAGGGCCAAGGCTTCGCCCCGCTCGTTCATGTATTTGAACACCACGTCCATGGCATCCAGGGCCCGGAACGGCGTCCGGATGACGTGGCCGAGGGTGCCTTCGATGGCCTGCTTGTGCTCCATCTTGCTGTCGGCCGACCCGGTGAGAAAGGCTTCCTTGGCCAGCTTCAGCCCTTCGCTGAGGGAGAGGATGTTCGCCTTGGCCCGGTAGATGGCCTCGGAGAAGTGGACCGGATTGTCGGCCCGGAAGATCGCGCCACCCGTGGCGGCAGCCAGATCCACCATCGGCCGGGATGCGGCCATCGCCATGTTGCCCAGGACATTGGCGACCTGGGTATGGGGCCCCGACACCAGGAAGGCGCTGTAGCCTTCCATCATCTTTTCCCAGGTGGTGGCTTTCAGGATCTTTCCGGGAGTCTGGATCAACCCAGACGGATCCTCGATGGCGGCGATGCGCTCGGCCAGCGTGAGGGGATCCTCCCCAAAGCGGGCGATCAACTCCTTTATCTGCTGGGCTCGCACGGAGGCCACCTTGGTTTCCTTGAGGATGTTCAGCGCCCGGCCAGCCTCGGCCCTGGCCCCAAGGAACTCAGCCTGGATCATGGCCGTGCGGTCGATGGACGCCAGGAAAGCAGCCTGCTGCTCCGGAGTGGCGTTGGTGCCGAGCTCCATCAGCTCCTTGGCCTTGACCGCCATGTCGTTGGCGGCTCCTTCGATCAACTGCTTGCGGGCCAGAAGCTCGGCCGCGCCAGCAGGAGTGCCGGGTTGGCGGATCGCCGCCATGTCAGCAGGAGATCCAAGCAGGGCGTCCAGCGCCTGACCCGCCTCTCGCTGCGTCTGTTCCCAGGAGACCGTGCCTCGGCGCTGCTTCTGGATCTGCTCCAGATTCAACTCGGACATCTTGGCCAGGGCAGCGTTCACGTGGTCGGGCGTGTTGAGGTATTTGTAGTTGACGTGGGTTGGCTGAGGTTCGCCCGGGACTTCCATCCTTGGCAGCATCAGCTCGGAGCCAACGGCAGGAGCAAGACCCGGAACAGCCTCAGCCACAGCCTGGGCCGTGGCAAGAGGCTCCAGGGCTTTGGGAATCTCAGGCTGGGCCTCGGGTTCCACCGGCTTGGTCAGATCCTCCTTGATGGTCGGATCCTTTTCGGCGGCAGCCAGCACCTCTTCGGGGCGCATCCCGGTCTTCTCGTAAATCGTCATCAGCTTGCCGGCGACGTGGGTGGCGCCATGGAGACCGCCCACCATGATGGCCGCGTTAACGAACTCCTCAGGCTCGGGCAGGCGACCCTCCAGCAGAGCGGGGGCCACCGTCATCGTGCCGACTTCGGCGCCTGCCACCTTGGCCCCCGCCACCAGCTTCGACGTGCCCGGGGCGATGCCCTGCCCCGCCCGCAGACCGGTCAGACTGGTGAGCGCACCGACCTCGGCATCCCGCACCGTATTCATCACGCTGATGCCGGTGCGGGTCAAGAACTCGGAGCTGCTCTGCACATCGTCCAGGGTGTAGGCGGTCATCAGCGCTTCCCGGATGGCCGTGGGCATGGCGAAGGCGCCTGCCCCACCAGCAGCCACCGCGCCGGGCCCGGTGGGGAGCGCGGCCACGCCCGCAGCCATGCCGCCCAGCACCATGGCGGGGAGGTCCGACACAAGCTGGGTTGCCGCCGCGGTCTGCTGCTGAAGCCAGGTGGCGTGGTGGGGGTCAAGCACGATCTCGGGCCGCTTGCCCCGGGCCACCAGGCCCAAGGTGCTCTGCTGGTAGCCCGCCTGGGCAGCGTCCAGGATGCTGGCGGCGGCCACCGGAGCCTGAGGCTTGGCCTCCATGTAATCCAGAAACTCGTTCTTCATGGCGTCCAAGTTCCCGGACACCTTGCCGTGGAGCAGGTTGTCGATGCCCCGGTCCAGGGCCGTGGTCGCAGCCTGCCGCACCTTGTTCCCGTAGGCAGCGTTCCGGATCTGACGCATGAACCAGGAGGTCTCTGGCTGCCCCGTCGAGGAAGCGACTACAGGCGCGGACTCCCATCCCTCCGCTTTGGCGGGGAGCACGACAGGGGCTGATTCCCAGTCTTCAGGCATGTTGGTCCTTTACGGCTTCACCCGGATGTTTCCTTGCGGGTCGGTGAACGACTCCCCCGATTTCAAGGAGCCAAAATCCTTGTAGGTGGGGAGCGCCTTCTTCTGACTGGAAACGGTCTTCTGAACCGTGTCGGCCACAGCAGCGGCCGGCGTAGACATGAAGGACCGAAGCCTCTCAGGAGAGCCAACGTAGTCCTTGGACCCGGGCGTCACCAGGGAGCGCACGTCCTCGCCCTTGGACCGCTTCTCCGCCACCTGCTTCTGGAAGTCCCACCACCAGTTGTAATAGGCGGCCACGGCCTTGTCCTTCTGCGCCACGAACTGCAGGCTGTTGGTGAACCCAGCGTAGACGGCATCCTTCAGCGTCTTGGCCTGGGCGCCGAAGCCGGCAGAGTCGCCCGTCCTGAGCTGCTCCGACACCTGCATAAGGGCGTTGCGCTCGTTGAAGCTGATCTTACCGTCGTAGTAGGAGTCGGACACCACCTGGAAGCTGGCGCCTTCGCTGATGAGCTTGTCGAGCCTGCGCACCTCGGCGGGGTTCTGCTTGCTCTCGTGGTCGGCCCGAAGTTCCCGCTGGCGGCGGTCGAAGGTGCCTTGCAGGTGCTCCTTCTGCTGAGGCGTCAGGGTCGTGTTGGCCCACAGAGCCTTCCCATCGAACCGGCCATATTCCTGGGGCCGGAAGATGGTCTGCTCGACCGTGTTCATGATCCCTTCCTGCTCCTTGGTCCGCTGGTATTCCGCCTCCTGGCGGGCCTCCTTCGCCATCCCAAGCTGCAGGTGGGCCAGGCGCAGCGAGTCGCTGAACAAGCGGTCCTGCTGCTCCCAGGTCAGGTTGTTCATCAGGGGCTGAGACTGGATCCGGATGGGCTGGCGAGACCCCATGGACTCCGGTGGCGGTTCAGGCGTGAAGGTGGCGTTGGGATCCGCGGGAACCAGGCCCGCCTTGGTCATCGCCTTGTCGATGTAGAGTTGGGTGTCGAGCGGGATGTTGCTCTGCCAGTTCGAGCCGAACTGCTCGACCACGGCGTCCATCTTCAGGGTGCCCATGTGGTAGGCGCCGATGGCCTGGGCGTAGTCCCCGCCCGTCTTGTCGAGCAGGGCGCCCATGTCCTTGGCCAGCGTCTTGGGGTCCGAGGCCCCAAGGTCAGCCAGCGCCATGGCCACGTTGGGGTTCACTTTCTCGGTGGCCGCAGCCGTGGTGATCTCGGGTGCCTTGGCCTGCGTATCGGGGCTGATGTCGAGCCTGCCGCCCGGCACCACGTTGGCCTTCAGCAGCTTCTCGTAGGGCTTGAACTGCTCAAGCTGCTTGGGGTCGGCCATCCCGAGGAAGCCGAAGGGGTTGTCTCGGATGAAGCCCTTGAGCGCAGCTTCGCTCAGATCCTGCTTCAGTTTCTCCTTGAACTGGTCCCTGGTCGCCTGCGGCACCCGGGCGTAGATGCTCTTGGGATCGTCGATGGTGGCTTCGCCCTGTTGGATGGCCGCCTGCGCCTGAGTCGGGTCGGTGTAGACCGCGGACCCAAGCGCCTGGTGTAGCTGCGCATGCTGGAGCGCGGCTTCCTTGGCATCCAACTCCGACTGGATGGCGATGCCCCTCTGCCCGAACTCAGACGCCATGTTGGCCCCGAGGACGGCGTAGAGCTGCTTCCCCTTCCGGGTTGTGGCGGACTCCTGCGCCTTGGTGAAGTAATCCTTCATGTCCGTGTCGAGCTGCGCCACGAAGGAGTCATCGCCAGGCTTGGCGGCATTGGCCCGGGCCTGGAGGGTCTCGGTCCACTTCTTCCGGTCCTCGGCGGCGTTGATGTGGACCTGGGTGGTGTCCTTGATCTCCTGCTGTTCCAGGATCATGCTGGCCTGCTGATTGATCGCGCCCCCGAGGCCCTGCAGAGCCTGGCCCACGCTGGCCCCGAAGTCCTCACCCGAGGCCCGAGCCCCGACCACACCCTGCGCCAGGACTCGCTCTTCGATGGGCTGGATGACAGGCATGGGTTCCCCTTAACCGAACTTGGTGTAGGCAGGACTGGAGAGCAGGGCCGAGGCTGCCCCGATGCGCCCGGCCTCTAGGTAGTTCTTGGACGCCATCGAGTCGAGGTTCGCCTGGCTGGTGTAGCCCAGGGCCCGCATCTTGTAGTTGTATTTCATGGTGAGGCGGTCCAGCGCTGCGCTTCTGGCCGAGTCCGCCAGCACGTCAGCCGGGGAGCCATCGGAGAGCTGGACGCCCGAGGCGGCGTAGCCGGCCACCATGGACCCAAGCCTGCGCTGGGTGTCCCGCTGCTGCTGCTCGGTGGCGGCATCGCCCTGAGCCTCGATGGCCGAAGCGTTGATCTTGCTCTGGGCCTCGTTGTAGAGGCTGGCCTGGGCATTGGCCTGGGAAGACTTCACGGCACCCACGGCCGACATGACCGAACCCGCCAGCATGATGTAGGGGACTGCGGCAGCCATGGCTCACCTCACCTTTGCGTAGAGGGCGCTGTCGCCACCATCCACCCGGTAGGCCCGCATCCTCGGGGCCTCCATGGTGAAACCCAGCATCCGAAGCCAGCGGTGACCGGCCTCGAACTCGCAGGGGGTGTCGGCTTCCAGGCGCTTGTAGGGAACGAAGTCCAGAACCTCCTTGACGGCCTTGTGCAGGGCCACGAAGTGCTTGCCGGCGTTAGCGTCCACGAAGGACCAGACCAAGCCGCGGTTGTCCCAAAGCTCAGTGACCCCGCCCACCGCCACGACCTCATCCCCCACCATGGCGGTGAAGGCGAACTGGCCTTCGAGCATCTTGGCGTAGGCCGGGGCGGTGACGTAAGAGAGCGTATCCCGCTGACCCGGCTGTATCTGAAGCTGGGCGAGGTGCTCTGCCTTGAAGGGGATGACTTTCATAGGTTGTCCTGGGTGTCCATCTGGGCCACAAGCAGGGTAATGTTGGAGGGCAGCATGTCGCTGGTCTCGAAAAGCACGTTGCAGTCATCGGTCCAGGTGCCGTCGTAGGACCAGCGCTTGTCCCCATCGAACAGCCCGACCGGGTTGTCCATGAGGTCGGCGCTGGACCGGAACGGCTCGGGGTAGGCTGTGACGCCCGGGGTGTCGGACCCAAGGCTGAGTCCGATGGACTGGAAGAACCGGAGGATGACGCGGTGGACCCGCTTGAGCTTGCCCTGGCTCGGGCCGTCCGCCCCGCCCGATTCAGGGTTGAGGGTCTTGGCCCGGGAGGTGTATTTCAGGCCTACCTGCACCACGCTGGCCGACCGCTGGAGCGTGATCGTGCCGGTGCTGCTCACCACACAATCGGGGTGCGCAGCGCCATCAGCCAGGACGCCGACCGTCTGGCCCTTCAGCCAAGTGAGGCCGCTGATCGTGGTGGTGGGGACGCCATCATATTCGGCGCTGGCGTCCGCGAAGACGCAGCGCTCCACCGTGTCGCCGTCCTCCCAGAGCTTGGTCATAACCTCGACAGTCCGGGCGGTGGCGCCGTTGATGTAGCGGTTGGCCACGACCCATACCTCGTCCCGCTGGATGCCGGGGGCGGGGATGCAGGCCACGCTTTCCATCAGGGTCGGGATGGTCTGGGCCACATCGGAGTAACCGCCAAGGGTGTGGCGATGCCAGCCGCAGACCTCCTGGTCCTTGTCGTAGGTGACGCCCACCTTCGTGCCATCGGTCCTGGCGATCCAGATGATCTGCTGCGGAGCCAACTGCAGGGCCATCTGCTTCAGGCCGCCCTTCGTCAAGTGCTCACTGACCAGGCTCACGTCGATGGCCTGGAAGGTGTTGTAGGTGAACTGGTAGAAAAGCTCCCGCAGCTTCCGGCCCGTGCGCTGCACGAAGAGCGTGGCCTTGCCCACCCGGACAGGGTGGATCTGCGCCGACCCGTAGTTGGAAAGCGGCTTGGCGTTGACGTTGGTGGGGGTGATGGCCTGCTGGGTCGAGGACGGGGCGATGACCCATTCCCCGCCTGCGGTGCCAATCAGAAGGCCCCACTCATCGCTCACCATCCACAGCACCGGGTTGATGGTGGAGCTGTTCAGGCTGAAGGCCAGAGCGTTGGCGTCCGTGACCGTGCCGTCCTGCTCGGTGGGGGCGAAGTTCTCGTAGTCCCCGGAATTCGAGGCGTCCACGCGGCTGGGGTTGTTGGTGGCTCCGGCGAACCAGAGGCGATCCTGATGGAAGGTCGTGCAGGCGGGGTAGCCGTCCACGCTGTTCCACTCGCCCAGGCGCCAGAAGGTCGTGGTGCTGGGCACCGTAGCCGTGGGCGGGGCCAGGGTCACGGTGGGGGGCGTGGCGTAGCCGGTGCCCGTCACGCTCATCACGATGCTGGTAACCACGCCATTCGACAGGACGGCGTAGGCGATGGCGCCCGAGCCCCCACCCCCCGAGATGGTGACGGAAGGCGGCACCACACCGTAGCCCGAGCCTCCATCCGTGATGGGGCAGGCGAACACGCTGCCGGCCGAGATGCTGGCCGTGGCGTGGGCGGTGGAGGGAACCTGAGATCCGATGGGCTCCGTGATCGTCCAGGTGATCTCGGTGGAGTCCACAACCGTGGCGATGGTCCCCCACAGCCACACGCCGCCACACTTGATCCGAAGACTCCGGCCGACATCGCTGGTCAGGAAGCCCTTGCCCCCATTGATGCCCGTCGTAGCGCTGGCCGTCACGGTCACGGTTCCGGACGTGTTGGTGGGCGTCAGCGTGGTCGTGGTGACATTGACCGGAAGGTAGGGCCCATCCAAGGCCGCGATCTCTTTGATCGTCCAGGTCGTGGCCCCCGCCCGCTGCAGCTTCATGGGCGGGTGGCTGGGGTGGACGATGTAGAGGGTGTCGGCGGACTGGGTGAACCCAAGCTGCCACAGCTCATCCCGAGTGTAGGGGGTCTTCACTTCCAGGATGTCATCGGTCAGCGGCAGCCAGTAGTCGGCATCCGGAGGCGTGTGGGCCACCGGCAGGTGGTCCTTGAGGCAGTAGTAGTTTACGCCCAGACGGGACACCAACGTCCCCTGGGTGTAGGACACAGCCGAGGTCCACTGGGTGGCCTCGCCATTGATCCGAAGCCAATCAGGAGTCCCAGGCGCATTTGTCGTGGACGCCACGATGCAGATGTAGGGATTGGACAGAACGCTTACTCGCTGCCCGAGGAAGTATTCCTTGTGCAGAATGTGGGGGTAGACCGAACCGTCGCACTCCAGCCAGTAGGTGGTGTCCGCGGTCGTGTGGAGCGAGGGGTCATTGGCCAGGATACAGACGTAGGCCACGCCTGCATCATTCACCAGGTCGCCTTCGTAATACATCATCGACCCGGAGGTCCAAGGGTTCACCGTCCCCGTCAGCAGGCGGCCATCATCCACATAGAACCGGACATACTGCTCACCAAACTCCAGGACGTAGGCTTGGGTCGTGCTGAACTCGAAGCGCTGAAGCCGAGGGGCGTAGGAGCTATCCTTCACGTCCGCCACATACCGGGTGCCCGGCCGGCGGGTGAGTCCGCCCTGCTGCATCGGCATGTAGTTGAGGCAGGTGGCCAGGCCGTTCTTCTGCTTGGCGATGTCGAAGCGCCCATACGCCAACGGGGACCACTCGCCCCCGTTGAAGTTGGTCTGGGCCCAGGTGGACTTCGCCATCAGAGCCTCACGATCCAGAAGGAGTCATCGGCCCCCTCCGGAGGAAGCACCTCGAAGGCGTTGTTGCGCCGAGCCTCGGCCTGGGCGTCCTTGTAGAGCGCCTGCAGGGTGTTCACCTTGGCGCTGGAGTTGGTCAAGGGTTCGCAGATGTCGAGGGCCAGCGAGATCGACAGCATGTCGTAGAAGGTCGGATCCCACTGGGTGGCATCCGTGATGTCTGCGATGTAGCGCAGGTTCAGGACATCGCTGTCGTTGGTCAGGATCTTCTTGCCCTCCACCACCCAGTCACAGGCGTAGTCGTGAGGGAGGAGCACCTTCAGGCAATCCGAAGGAAGGGTGAAGGCGTAGGTGTAGTCGAAGGACGGGGCCTCGGAATCAGGCGCCAGGGCCGCCCGCTTGATGGCGAAGTTCCAGCGGTGCTTGCGCAACTCGGACCTTCGGTTGCTGTCGAAAGCGATGTTGCACTGCCGGGCTTCCTTGGAGTTGTCCGACAAGTTGAGGATGCTGGCAGCGCCCACCTTCTGGAGGGCGCTGTTGCAGCAGTCCACCGCGCTCTGGGCCATGGGGAGAACTCCTTAGCCGAGACCGATCAGGTAGGCGTAGAGGCCCGTGGGAGTGCCACCCGTGGCGGCCATCCGGATGTTGCAGGCGGGGAGGTCGATGCCGGTCTGGGCGAAGGGAAGCGCCGTGGCGCTCACCTTGGAGCCCGAGTAGACCGAGACGTCTTCCCAGGTGCCGTTGGGGCTCTGCACCTGCAGGCTGATGGTGGCGCCCGAAGGCGTCCCCTCCACCATGAAGATGTATTCGCCGCCAGGGATCTGGACTGCCGAACCGGAGGCCGACAGGTTGGATCCGAGGACGTAGGCGTTGGAATCGCAGCGACGCACGGTCATGGCTGCTCCTTAGAGCGGGGGGAAGCCGCTGCGAATGACCTGGTTGAGGATGTGCTCGATGGCCAGGATCACCGTCTGCTTGTCGGTGACGTTGGTGCTCAGGACATTGAGTTCCACATCCTTGGACTGGGTGGTGGACGCCACGGTCACGTCGAAGTCCCCCTGCCCCTTGTTGATTCCGTAGAAGTAATTGGCCATGGGATCTCCTCAAGGAGAAGAGGAGCGGGCCCCGGAAGACCCGCCCCTCTCCCCGCTTAGTTGGGCATGCTGTAGTAGAGGTCCACGACCAGGACGCCAGACGCAGGCGCGGTGGCAGCCGCCAGGGTCACGATCACCTGCTCCTCAGCCGTCAGCGCAGGGTCAGCCGCACCGACCACAGCCGCCTTGCCGAACAGGGTCGGCGTGTCGGTGGCGGTGAAGGCCGCAGCCGCCTTGTATTTGGCGGTGCTGCCGCTGGTGCCGATGGCCAGCGTGGTGGAACCGGAGCTGGTGTCAGCGGTCAGGACGCCGAAGGCGAAGGTCGCGCCGGCAGGCAGGTTGCCCACCACCAGGGTGTCGGAGACCGTCTGGGAGTTGTATGCGAAGGTGCCACGGAGCCGCTTGAGGCGGGCGCCGTAGACGGTGGCCCGGGGCTTGTAGCCCACGGGGGCGGAAGTCTGATTGGCAGACCCGCCGAGTTCAGTGGAAAGATAGGCCGCCATGGGTCATCTCCTGGAAAGTGGCTGAGAGGGAAAGCAGGGGGCCAAGGTTCAGCCAGACCTCGCAAGGCCCCCTGCTCAGTGCGTTACTTGCAGTTGATGAGGCCGCAGCGCTTCTCTTCGAGGCGGGCGCCACCGAAGGTGCCGGTGACGTAGACCTGCCAGGAGTTGCGCTTGTCAGGCCGGCGATCCACGGAAGCCTGGATGTCGTTCCAGAGGCCCAGCGCCATGCCGCTCTTGGCCCAGAAGGGCACCATCCAGCGGGTGTTGGCGACGTAGCTGCCGTCGGCATCGGACGAGGTGATGGCCGGGTTGATGGCGCTGTTCCAGTTGGCCGCGCCAGGGATGCGCTCCGAGTGGATGAAGTTGAAGCCCATGAAGCTGGTGATCTTGCCGTTCACCAGGACCGGGGTGTTGTTGTAGTCCAGGTTGATGGCCTGGGCCTCGTTGAGCAGATCGTCGTGCTGCTTGGCGCTGATGACCATGAACAGCATGTCGTTGTCCACGTCCACGTCGGCCTGCAGGAGGATCTGCTTCGCCTTGCGCAGCTTGGCGATATTGAGACCGGTGGCAGCCGAGGCGCCCACGGTCGCAGCCACGCTCTGGCTGTTGGAGTTATAGGCGTAGAGGGTGGAGGTGGAGGTCGTGCCGTTCTCGCCCGTGTTGTTGGCGTTGAAGAAACCGCTGAGGATTTCGTCGTCGATCGCCCGGCCCATGGCCATGACGCCGGCCTGGGTGTAGGGCCCGGACGGGTCGATGAGCATGCGCAGCTTGTCCTGGTTGTCGATCAGATCCGCCCAGTCGTAGTCGTTGGGGTAGATCCAACGCTTGTCCTGGGGGGTGCTGATGAGCGGGGTGTCGCTGTGGCGGGACTGGTTGCGGACAGGGCTGACCTGGCCGAACTGCTCGGCCATGGAAGCGGCCTTGCCGGTGAAGCTGTATTCCTGCACGGCGGAGCGCAGGCGGCTCCCCTGCTGCTGGACCAGCATCTGGATGTTCGTCGAATACTGCTGGACGAACGCGGTATTGACTTGCGTGGACATGGTGTCCTCCGAGGAAAAGTTGAAAGCATTGACCTTTAGGGGGTCATTACCCTCGGCTTGTCCTCGGAGTGAGGGGCCTACCTACTAGGCGCCATCACGGGGTCACTTGAAGATTTCAGGTGCCTTGTCCGCTTTGGTTTTTGGGGCCTTCTGTGGCGGATTGACCACTTCGGGCTCCGTGATGACCAGAGTATAGAACCGCGTTGCGATTTCCGCAACACGATCAATATTTGCATGGTTCCCCTCACCCTTTGCCTGGGTGAGGGCAAATTCCAGGCACTTCAGCCGGATCTCGGGGGCGTCCATTACTGGGGCTCGGGGTAGGCGAAGTCGTGCAGGCGCTTCATCTCAGCCACGGCCTCGGCGTTCTTGGAGACATACCGGGCCACGAAGTCCTTGTCCTTTCGGAGCTCAGCGATGCGGGCCTGAGCCTGACCGGGGGTCATGGCGTTGCCGAAGCGTTCCACCTTGTCGCCGGTCACGAAGGAGGCTTCGCCCATCTTCGACCCGATCTTGTAGAAGAGGTCCATGACGGCCTTGTGGCCCATGGCCGCCTCCATCTTGTCGATGGTGGGACCGTCGATGCCGAGGCCCCTTGCGGCAGTTTGAGCCGCCACCATGTTCTGGGCATGGGCCGCGCCCCACTCGGTCTTGAGCTGCAGGGCCTCAGCCTGGATCTGCTCCTGGGTCTGGGTCTGCATCTTGGTAGACAGTTCCCCAGTGTGGCCGTTGAACCAGGCCGCCAGGCCCTCGCCCTGCTTCTGGGTCAGGCCCAGCTCATGGAACTTGGCCGCCGCGGTCTTGGCGAACTCAGGGTCGCCGCCCACGGCCGGCACTTCGATCTTGTAGCCGCTGGGGTCGGAGGGCCGGCCGAGGCGAGAGTAGAAGGCGTCCACCTCAGCCTGGGGGGCGTCAGGCTTGGGAAGCACGATGGCGTTGTTGGCCTTGTCCGCACCCAGCAGTTTCTCCAGGTTGCGGTAGGACTCCAGCACCTGAGCTGGCTCGGACCAGCCCTTGTTCTGGACGTAGCCGGCCGTCGCCTCGTCGGCGCCAGGCAGCCAGGCCACCGGAGTGTTCGTCGGGGGAGGCGGGGCCGGAGGATTGAGGGACGCCGAGGCGGCCACGCTCTCGGTGCCGGGAGGGGGAGGGGCGGTGCCGAGTAGGGTTCCCGCGCCGGTAGCGCCTTGTCCGGGTGTGCCGGGGGCCTGGTCAGTCATCTGTGCTCTCCTTGGTGGAGGATTGGGGCGGAGCACCATGCAGCGCCCAGAGTTGTTCGTCGCTCAGTTGAAGGTTCCGCTGGAGCCTCAACCACACCTCGCGCCTGCCCTCAGCCACCGCATGCGCCCGAGGGTCTTTGTGGAACGTGGTTTCATTTGCGCGACAGAACTTGGCCAGGTCCCGCAACACTTCCTCCCCATACGGGGTAAGGAAGGTCTTGCAGTAGGCGTTCCGGCGACGGCTGATGAAGTCCCTGATCCGGTCGGCGATGCTCATAGGCGGGTGATCTCCACACGCCACGTGTTGCCCTCGTCATCCAGCACTTGGAACGAGACCCCGGTCGCATCCAGGGCCTTCAGCTTCTCGATGACGGGAACAAGGGCGTCCCGGTTGGCCTTCTGGGGGTCGCTCATCCTGGCTGTCCCGTGTTGGGGTTGGTGCCTTGGGGCGAAGCCGCCTTGGCCATGGCCGCCATGCCCGGCAGCGCCTGAGTGATCTGGGACACCGCCTGCTCCTGCTGGCGCCCTTCCCGCTTGGCGGCGATGGCGTCCGGAGTGCGCAGCCACCGGAACGGCATGCCATTGATGTCAGCGATCTCGGGGATCATCACATCGGTGTCGAAGGGATCCAGGATGCTGGGGTCCTGCAGGTTGCCAGCCAGCTCGGCCGCCCACTGGAACGACCGCATGCCGCCCGAGGCTTCCTCGGCCCGCATCGCCCGGTTCAGCGGGGCGTCGTATTCCACCTTATATTCGCCACCGGCTTCCAGGAGCTGGAGCGGGGGAGGCGGGATCAGACCCTGGAACATGAGCAGATCGAACTCGCGCTCGATGAGGGGCCCCAACGCCTCGGACTGGAACCGACCCATCGTCGGGGACAGCAGGGCCCCCTTCTCCCGGGCCCGCTCGATGACTTCGGTGGCCGTCATGCGGGGGGTCTCAATCAGGATCTGGAACAGAGTGACGAGGAAGGCGTCATTGATCGCCATGCGCTCGTCGTCCATGAGTTCCTTGCCCACCGCCACGTTCCCGGTCGGGAGGGCATGAACCAGGGGCCGGCCCTCGGCGTTGACACCACCCACGTTCAAGGCGCCGTTCTTCAGGCTGAAGCCGTCCAGGATGCCATCGTCGTGAACCAGAAGCACAGGGTCGAGCGCCCGATGACCCTGCTTCAGGATCTGCTTCTTCTCCTCGTTCAGCACCTTGATGGACGCCAGCACGTTCATGGCGGGGCCACGGCCATACAGTTCGCCAGGGGCCGTGAGATACCGGGCGATGCTGTAGGGCATGCAGCGATAGCCGCCCTCTTCGAGCAGGACCCGCTGATCCTTCAGGACGTAGTGGGAGGTGAAGCGCTTGCCCTTCAGGTCCAGGCGCCCAGGCTCATATTCCGTGTTGGGCCGCACAACGTGGATGACGATGACCTCTTCCTCGGGCTTATCCACAAGCCGGGACTGCAGGCCAGCAGGCAGGGCGCTCTTCCCCCACTTCTGGGCGATCTGCCGCAGCGTCATCTTGAACCGGCGATACACCTTGTCGATCTGGCCCTGATGGTTGGCCGCGAAGAACAGTTCGCCAAGGTGAACCTGGCGATACCGAAGCCCCTTCACTTTGGGGTCGGTGGGGTCGATGAACTGGTCCGTGAAGAGGCTGGAGGTGCCAAACGCACCGAGGCTGACGTAGCCGTCGTGCATGTTCGCCTGGAACCCAGACTTGGGGGCGTAGCGGTAGTGGAACAGGATGTCGTTCACCTGGTCGAACCAGGCCATGACCTCACGGTCCTTCTTCAGCTCAACTTCCGTAGGCCGGAGCCGGTGCCACTTGCCATTGGCCGGCGTCAGCATCGACTCCATGGCCGCGGCGAACTTCCACAGGGCCGAGTTGGCGGTGACGTCGTATTGCTCCTGTTGCCTCTTCGTGCCGGCCACGATGTTCTGCTGGGACCAGAAGGTGGTGCTGTAGTGGGGCAAGACCCGCTGGGCGGTCTCCTCGAAATGCTGGTTCCAGATGCCCCTGCCCCCCTCCAGGGTTCCGAACTCACGGAGGATGACGTTGACGGTCTCGGCCGCGGCGTCGGTCTGAGGGGGCGTCTGGATGGCCATGTCTTACCTCACTGACCGAGGAGGAGCTTGGAGGTGGACGTGGTGGACGAGGTGAGCGCAGACGAAGCGCCCGACGCCCGCTGTCTGTTGATCGCGGTCTGGTCTGCAGCCGCCTTCAGCGCGGCCTCGCGGTCAGGGCCGTTGCTCGACATGACGCCATCCGGCAGCTTCCCCTGCACGAACTCGTAGCCCTGAACACCCATCTTCGTGGCGATGGGGTCGAAGGTGTCCGGGGCCCCCTTGCCGTAGACCCCGAGGTAGTGCCCCAACGGGTCCATCTTGTTGTTGATCTTCCAGAGGGGATCGAAGGTCGTCGCCAGTCCGCCCACAGGTCACCGCCCCAACAGCGTCTTGGACGTGGGCCCAAGGTCGGTCAGGCCAGCGCCACCAGTCAGCATCGTGGAGGCTCGGCCACGCTGAAGCCGCTCAGCCTGCGTCCTGGCCGCGGCGTCCATCTCGCCCTGGCTGTTGGCGATGTTGGGGGGAGGGGGAGGCGTCGGAGGCGCCACGTCGATCTTGGGCTTGCTGAACATCCCACCCATCTGTGACCCTCCATCGGCGGTTCCCGGGCATCGAGGCCGGGTTGAACAGTGTTGAGAATATCCCAACACCCTAAGTAAACATAGAGCTATCCATCCCAGACGCCACCCGAGCCGCCCCAGTCCAGGTCCGGGACACCCGGGCATCGTTCCTCGATATGGGCTTGGCGAAGGTCTGAGCCAGGGCCTCAGCCTCGTCCGGAGAAGCCAGGCCCCGCTTGTCGCGCATGTGCTCCGTGCTCTCCAAAACGATCTTGTTGCTTACGGGGTGGTAGGAATATTCCGGCCCAGCCAGATCCGTGGCAAGAGTCGTGGACGCCGGCAGGGCCCCGGTCCCAACCCACTCCTTCATGCGCCCCCAGTTCTCGGCCCGCTTGTTCAGATACTTGTCCGAGTCATCCGGGGAGCCACCAGCCTGAACCTCAATCACCCGGAACCGCCAGGCTTTCAGGTTGTCCACCACCCCGCCACCCACCCCGTTGCCGTCCACGAAGATGGCGTCCACCTTGTGCTTGGTGGCCGCTTCGGCAACACGGGAGGCCAACTGCACCGTGTCCAGGCCCTTGTAGATCTGCCAGGGGATGACCCGGGCGTCGCGCCCCTTCCGGAAAGCGATGACGCTCCGGTCCCGGCCAAACCTCGCCACGTCCACCCCCATCACCAGAGGTGCCCCGGGGTCCGGGATAACCTCGCGCTCCATCGCCTCCCGAATCATGGTGTGACTGATGAACTGGTTGTTCGCCTGATTCGGGAACTGGCCATACACCTCAACCCTGGCCTCGTCGCTGTCCTCGCCGTGCTCCTTGATGATCGCCTGATGCGCGTCGTGGGCGATCTCCTCCACGGTTAGTGCGTTGATCTGCTTGGTCCGCCACTGCTCCCGGTTCTTGTGGAAGCACTCGAAGAAGGCGCCATCGTTGCGCCTGGGGTTGGAGAAGCCAAGCCAGAACCGGTCGATGATCTGCTCGGTGAACACACCTTGAGCCACCGTCCAGATGGGCTTGGGGATGCCACTGGCCTCATCGAAGAGATACATCTCGCCGTAGCCGTTGTGGGCACCAGCGAAGGCGTCCGGGTTCTCCTCGCTCCAGAGCTGCGCCGCGATATACCAATACTTCGGGTCGATCTTGAGATCCCGTTGGACGAGTTCTGAGAACCACTTGGCCGGCACGATGCTGGTGGCGTTGATGTCGAACCAGTGGGAGTTAACCCCCATGGACACCCACTTGGAGATTTCGGGGAAGGTCTTGGTCTTGAGCTGCGGTTCGCCGTTGGCGGTCACCCAAACGGATGCGCCAAGCCTGGTGGACACGAACCAGTGGCTGATTTGAGCGAAGAGGGCCGACTTGCCGATGCCTCGGCCAGAGGCGATGGCCTCCCGGAACATATCGGGAAGCTGGGAGGTCAGGTGCTTGTGGCGCTTGGCCTCCTTGATGTAGCCGGCGATCTCCTTGAACACCTCGTCCTGCCAGGCCCGGGGGCCAGAGAGGTCGGCCAGCGGGGTGTTGGGCTTGCCCCAGGGGTAGCAGTAGCGGACAAAGTTCCGCGGATCGTCCGCGATCTCGGGCGTCCACAGGTCCAGCATGAGCTGTTGCTCACCCTGGGCGTCGTAGATGGGTTGGGAGGAAGCCATCAGCGGGGCTTCTTAGGAGGCGGTGGGAGTGATGGGGGAAGCGCTGGCGCAAGGATCAGCCCCGCAGCGGCCAGCCGGTCCTGGATCGGCTTCTCTGGCGTCTTCGGCAAGGGCCTGCAAGGGACGAAGGAGAAATGATTCACAGTGATCTCCGATTATTTTTCATCTCAGAAAAAATAAAATTTGCCTGCGACCTGTCCTCGCACGAACTCCCGCGGCCGGCTGGGGCCCTGCCCCCTGCCCCCTGCCCCCCTCTCGCGATTCGGCCCGGGCCATCACGAGAAAATGTCCGGGATCGGCGGCTCTGCAGCCTGGCCACGTGCGTCGTCTGATACGCTATCAGATGCGCCTGATGTGCTAAGTGTATGCGTATCAATCACATCTACATCTAACGTAGGCTCTGGGTCGCGCATGGGTCGCAGAACCCTAGCCATTGCTTCAGACCTGGTGTCTAGGATGCTAATAGATGATTGAATGTTAAGATCAATCCTATCACCAAATGTCTTCGGATTGTATTTGGTCGCCCGCCATTTCCTGATGTCAATCATGTTCCGGGCCCGGTTTGGATCAATGTCGGGATTGTCTGCAATGGCCAGGGCATCGTCTACGTCCACATCGGCCCGGATCTCGCGCACTCTTGCGTAATCAACCTGCAGCTCGCGCACTCCTGAAATGGCCCGGTGGAAGACTGATACGCGCATCCCGACCGCGGCGACAGCCTCACGTAGCGTTTTACCCTCGGCCACATGCTCGATTACCTGGCGGGCTTGGTCCTGGACATCCATGGCGCATTCCATGACTACAAATTAGTCACTGAATCCACAAATCACAACACGACGCAATTTTTCATCGCATCAGTGTTGACAGCACATCAACAATAGCCTACCTTGAGGCATCGGGACAGTCCCGATCATCCGTTGAGGTGCATATGTTCTACGTTGAAACCCTTGATCTTTGGGACGTTTACATCATCCCAACAGCCGATGAGCTGGCAGAAGTCTGCGAGGTGCTGTGATGCTGGATTTTGAACGGCTCCAGACCATCGCCTCAATTCTCCACTGGTCCACTGAAGATGTGGAGACCAGCCTGGCAGAGCTCAACGAAGGTTTCATGGTTCCCGATGTGAATTATTTCCATGGGGATCCTGAGACCGGATCTTTCCTTGAGCCCAACGATCCAAGGCACGAGGACGCCAGGCCAGGTTTCTACCATCGCCTATCAGCTCCGGGATACATGGATTGCACTGATTGGTCCGGACCTTTCGACACTGAAGAGGCGGCCGTCGCCGATCTTCTTTCTACCTACGGAGACTGACGTGGAAACCTTCGCCTCTTTTTCTTACCCTCGGAACCTGTATTTTCTCCCGAAGTCTATCGGCCAGCTCAAGAAGAGGGCCGAATCCCGGAAGGTATGCGGGCCATACTTCCAGACCAGGCCGAATCCGAATCCCATCAATTCCTTCTTCTACCTTGGCTCCGATTTCATGCCCGGACTACGTTGGGAATGGGCAGACGAGGCATCCAAACACATCCGCCACACCGGATGGTTCTGCGATGACTTCCAGTCAGAGACCATCCGCGGGCTGGTGATGACTTTGCCACACGGCCGCGGATTTCTCGCGGGCTGGAGCATGGGCGAACACATGGCCTCAGAGGTAGGGCACTACATCTATTCAGACAAGTCAGACGCGGCACACGCGGCCGATTCTCTCGCCGAACGTGTGGCGGAGCTCAATCAGGAGTCACAAGAAGAGGTCTCAGAATGAACACCCGCGACCGAATCACCTTCTATTGCTATCCATTCGGTCGGCCATTCGACGGCCGCTACATCACATCCCACAGCGTCAAGACTGCGCGTGACCTCGCGGCGTTCCACTTCCGAGTGCCTCGGCATCTTGTGACCGTGAAACTCGCCGATCTTCCAACCCTTTACCCTAAGGTCTCTTTTTAACTTAACTGTTTTCAATTTCTAAACACTTTCCATCGGAGCACAACATGTTCACCCCCATTCTTTCCCATGAGAAACCCCACGACATCCTTGGCGTTCCTGGCCGAATGTTTAGCGCCACCATGCGCCACGATGAAAGGCCCGGCTGTTTCTGCCATCAGCGCTGGGTATCAGATCGGCGCCCGTTCTCCCAGTATCACAAGGCCGGATGGCTCCAAGTAGAGATTCGGTTCGACGACGGTTGTCGGAATGGCCGAAACTCTTTCGCCATCACGGCCACGGCATCCCACCCCGGCGCCCGAGATTGTGACGCGGGGGGATGTCTTCACGAGGACATCGCCGAAGTCTTCCCGGAACTGGCTGGGCTCATCAAATGGCATCTTTCGGCCACTGATGGCCCAATGCACTACCTTTCAAACACGATTTATCTTGCGGGAAACCGGGACTGCCACGGGCTCAAGGCCGGCGAGTCCCGCCAGCTCGTAGATGGAAAATCTAACCTTCCCGCGTGGGAACTGGTGGCGGTAGGGCCTGATGGCGAGGTTATCCCTACTTACAAATTGCCTAAATATGTGGACAGCGCCGAGGCTCCCGCGTCTGCGTTCAATCTCGAATGGCGCCCATGGTGCATAGTAGGCGAGGGCAAGGCCCGCCAGCTTGACGCGGCACGCCGCGCGGCCGTGTGGCCAGAGGCTACTGACGAGGATCTGACCGCTCCGGGACTGAGGGAACGTCTCGAAACTAGACTTCCGGGCCTACTGGCTGAATTTAGGCGGGACATTGAGGCGGCCGGTTTCATGTGGGAGCGTGCCTAGCCCATCGGCTGAGACCAGTGGCGCACGTCCAGCGCCATTGGGCCCAGCCGATGCTGGATTTTGCGGAGGTCTAACCATGGCCAGCCATTCCACGCCTACCCATATCTGGGAAGCTGGTTCAGGCCGTCGTCTGTCCCTATCCCTTACCCTTGATGAGGCCAAATCCTGCAGCCATGCCGGCCGCTGTGATGACGACGTGGCCTGGCTCATGGCTCAGCCACACATTGAGGCACAGACCGCTCAATGGGATCCCGCCATCCTAGCGGCAGAGCTCCGCGAGTATGGAGCTTGGGAGTCTGACGAGCTGGCAGACCACAAGGTGAACGTGTCCCGCATGGTCTGGATGGCATGCTGTGACGTGGCAGAACAGCCGGAAGTCTACGTGATGGATGGAGCTGATACCGAAGCATAGGCCAAATAGCCCCACCACACTCCCACGCTCGAAAAATCCACCGCTCAATTCCGGCGGTGGATTTTTCTGCCCGAAAATAAATCCCGCTCAACACTCCCACGCTCGAAAAATCATTTTCGCGGATTTTCTGCGGGACAAATAAATACGAAAATCATTTTCCACGCCCGAAAACAATTCCAAATAAATCCCCAGACCATTTTCCAGAGCCCCAGAAAAATCCCCCAGCCCATTTAATTAATTCCCCAGACACTCCCACCGGCCATTTTCCAAGGCCAGAAAAGCCCTCTGACACTCCCCCAGACCCCATGAGGTATCCGTACCGTCCCACAAGGGGTGAGCCATTTTTCCCTTGAAAAATAAGGAATGTTACTACTATACTACCCTTCTACTACTTAAAAAGTATATAGATAGAACATTACACCAAACGAAAAATCCCCCGCTGGCCGACAATTCTTTCCGGCGATTTTCTCTCCGGACACTCCCCGCGTTTTTCCGTAGGAATTTTCGTTTGGGGTGGGTATACCGGGTGCAGGTAGGAACGTCTAATCATATCAACGATTGCGCCTAAAGGATCTCTCACAACCGCTCACCCCTTACTAGGAATCTGTTGGGGATAAACGACTTACAAACGCGCCCTCGGTGGGAACACTCCCACAGCCCCTGCGGAGTTGCCCCACCGCAGCAAAAATGTTAATTTTGTTGCGGAGGTAGCAACATGATCAAGATTGAAACAGGCGTTCCCCTTCCGAAGCGGATCCACCGCAAATACCCCTTCCGGACCCTGGCCGTGGGTCACTCGTTCCTGGTGAAGCCCAACCCAGGCCAGACCCTGGCCCAGCTCCGGGCTACGGTCTACACCAGCTCCCGCCTGGTGGAGTTCCGGAAGTTCCTTGTCCGGGTGGACAAGGCGTCAGGCGGCGTCCGCTGCTGGCGCACCGCCTAGACAGTCCTACCCCACCCAAACAACCCCACCAACCCATTCCCTACCAGGCACAGCCCAACCAAGACCAGCCAGTATTGTTCTGCCCCGAATCCCCACACGCAGAGCACCGCAGCCCCGAGGAGCCATCCGAGGCCCTCCCACCGTTCCTTGGCCCTCCTGGCCTTCCTTATGGCCGTCCAGTCCACCTCAGCGCTCATTGACGAACCCAAGCCACTGGTGCAGCGTTCTCCACCCTGACCACACTCACCGCCTTGTCATACACAGGATCCATGGGGTGGAGGCTCCAGCTCCCCGCCTCGTATCCAGGCTTGAGCCAACCAACCCTCAGGCGAGGCGCCTGCTGCCCGCCAGGGCCTCCAGCAGCTTGCCCGGCCTCCTGGACCACACAGAGCTTCCCAATGGCCTCAGGGCGCACTCCAGGGCTCTGGTGGCGGTAGAACAGCACCCAGCCATCCAACGCCCCGCCTTGGACGCGCAGGGCCTCAAGCCCAGGCTCTCCCACTGGCCCTGAGACCGTAGCGGGCCCCATCACTCCACCCATGCTCACCCAGCCGCCCGGGTCCACCCATCCCCGCAGCGCCACGCTCTGGCTCTTGGCGCCCGAGACATCCACGCCGGCATTGGCCAGCACATCCTGGACCGGGAGCCCAAGCAGGTGGGCGATCTTCCCGGCCTCAGCCGCGGTCATCTTCCGTTTGCCATCGAACATCAGCGACACGGCTGATACGTCAAGCCCCATGCGCCTGGCCAGCTCTCTCAGGCTCCACTCTTTTTCATCCAGACGCCCAACGAACCAAGCCTTGTTCACGTCCGCAACGACTGGCCGAGCTCTGACCACGGTGGGCGACACCCTGCGGATCGTTACGACCTCAACTGGCCCCTCCACAAACTCCTTTTCCCGCGCAGCGCCGATCTTTTTCCTAGGAGTCCGCTTCACCTCACCCTTCGACTTGGCCTTGGTGGTCATGCTGTCCTCCTAATCAATCACCAATTATTTTTCTAATCGCTCCTGAATCATAACGCCAACAATGTTGATTCAACAATACCACCCACGCTGTGATGAATATCACTTGACTCCTGTTGATCCTTGCCCAACATTGTCCTCATGAACGAAACACCTAAGGAATCTCGTCCTGCCCGCCGTTACAAGGCCCCCAAGTTCCGGGATCCGGACGCACCCAAGCCTGGCCGAAAGCCTGGCCGCTCCCCCTACTCCAACCCCACCTTCAACCAGGCGGCCAAGATCATCGCCAAGTTTGGTGGGCCTGGCCTCTGCGCCCGGATCCTTGGCCTGGAGCGCACCACGGTCTACTACTGGCTCTACCGTGCGCCCCGTGGCCGGGATGGCCTGATCCCTCCCCTCATGGTGGACAGGATCCAGCGGGCGGCCAGGCTGGAAGGCATCGTGCTCACCCCTGAGGACTGGGTGCCTCAGCGGATCAGTTATTCCGAAAATGCCAACGATGATGTGACTGGCACTGTCGAAGAGAAGGTAGTAGCCTTCATTCCTCCCGGTGACCCGACCACGTAGCTGGCCAGGCCGCCCCGCTCCAAACCCACATCATCAGCCGTTCCACGTCCACCTCCCCCTCACTCTGGAGACCCCTGTGCCCAAACTGTCCGCAATTCCTGACTTCATCATCGGTATCGACCCTGGACTCTCGGGTGCTGTTGCGATTTACGATACGGCCGAGCCGCACAAGTCCCGGTTCTTCGACATCCCGACCATCCACATCAAGGGTTCCAAGAAGGTGGTGGACGCCCGGAAGCTGGCAGACCTGGTGGGTGAACTGCTGTTCCGCCTCCCGACCCGGCCCGATGGCGAAGTCTCGACCATCATGGCGGTGGTGGAGAACGTCCACTCCATGCCTAGACAGGCCGGCGCCTTCGCTTTCGGCCTGTCCACCGGCATCATCCATGGCGTCCTGGCGACCCACGGCATCCCGTTCACCCTGGTGACGCCCGCCCAGTGGAAGGGCGCGATGAAGCTGCACCGGAAGCCTGAAGAGCCCACCAGTGCTGTCAAGAATCGCGCACGGGCCCTGGCGACGCGTCTGTTCCCCCACCTGGCCTCCGAGTTCGCCCGGGTGAAGGACGACGGCCGGGCTGAGGCGCTTCTGCTTGCTGTCTACGCTGCCGCATCCAGCCCCTCGAAGTGACGCCCATGGCCCCGTGGCGCATCAACCCTGAAGAGTTCTGTGTGCGCTGCCACACGGAACCCACCCCACTTGGATCGGCACTTTGCCCCGCCTGTGACGTCGAGCTGGCCAACCCAACTCCTAAGCGCCCCGACCAAGGCATTCCGGTGAACAAGCGCACCGGGCCCCGCCCACCCAGCCGACCCGGCTACCTGGCTGAAGGAAAGTGAACATGACCGACGCCCTGCCCTCGTCCGCACTCCCATTCGGGAGCATCACGCTGTTCTCGTCCAGAACACCCCATCCCACAACTCCTGGGGAGGACGGGTCTCAAGCTGGAGAGGCTTTGAGGTTCCTCATGGGTGCCGGTCTGGCCATGCGGCAGTCCAGTCAAGGCTGGACCGAGGTGATGCGAGGTCTCCTTCTGCGAATCACCACCAACCGCCTGCAGCGCTGTGGCCTGATCGGATACACCCACAAGCCCACGCTCCAGGAGGCCCTGGACTGGGAAAACAACCGGGTGAACCAGGTGGACCGGATCCAGAGGGAGCTCGACAAGCGCGACCGCGACAAATCCCGGCGCCTGTGGGAGCAGAACTACGCCAAGGCGCTGTGGGTCAAGCGGGGCTGGCGTATCGCTCCGGGGAGGGTGGCGCGATGAGTGACTTCCTCGGGCTACTGCCGGGGCTGATTTGGGCTCTCTGCGTCATGTTCATCGGCGTAAGGCTTGAAAAACGGAGGAGCAGGAAATGAGTGAACCCTGGTGCATCACTGGCGACCCGCTTCCCGTCGAGCGCGACCCCAACGGCCTCACACCCGAAACCGGTGGCGCCAAATACGACGATGGCAAGATGCTGGCCTGGCTGTGCATCGGATCCTTCGCCCGGGCCCTCAGTGCTGTGGCCGAAGTGACCACAACCGGTGCCAAGAAGTATGCCCCCGACAACTGGATCAAGGTTCCCGATGGCGAGAACCGCTACATGAACGCAGCGCTTCGCCATCTCCTGGCCCTTGGCCGAGGCGAAGCCACCGACAAGGACTCTGGCCACCTCCACAAGGCCCACGCCGCCTGGAACCTGCTCTGTGCCCTAGAACTGGAGCTGCGCCGAGTGTCTGCAGATCCCGCGGAATCGAACCCAACTGGTCAGCCGTGACGCCGATCTTGTCCA